ATAGACGGAACGCATAGCCTGGATCTGTTTGAAAATCAGCAGCGCTAAAATTTCTCATAGCAGATGCTGGATCGTAACCCGCAACGCCACCAAAATCTCTCATAACAGATGCTGGATCGTAACCTGGCACACCGCCAAACTTGGCTGAACCGTATGGGCCTTGCAACTGCGCTAACAACATATTTTGACCAGTAATACCACCTTGCCTAAACGGTTCGCCTAGTTCAATTTGTTTATTATATTGTTCACGTTGTAAGGCTAATTGTTTTTCACTAATACCAAGTTGCGCTGCTAATTGTTTATCTGCAATATCGCTTTGAATTTGCATTTGTTGAAGCGAAGTATCTTTTTGCGCTTGCGTAGCTTCACTTGCCGATTGTTGTTGCGCGCTAGATGCGCGGCTAGACGCTAAGTTACCAATTAAGGCGCTACCCGCTATTGATCCCGCTACCCAAAAAGTCATAATGTCACCCCTACTTGTTTGTCTTTAACTATATTTCCGACAGCGTACATATCATTCGGATCGGACTCAACTAATTCAATTTCGGCATCTTCAACAGTTTTAGCATCTACAACATGAAAGGTCATACATAAAGCATCCGTTTCGGCATAAACAGCTCGTTTTGTGCCAGGCGTACTACATAGCAATTGAGGGCCTGTAATTGATTGTACCCCATCATCCGTTGTTATGGCTACTGTACCAGATACAATTAGGTAAAAATGTTCTTTTTTATGAACTTTTCCTACAACTAACACCCCCGCTTGACGCCATACTTCACGACAATACATTCCTGCATGAAACGTATGTTTTGTTTCAGGCTCATACTGAGGCAACTTACATAACTCAGTTTGCAAAGCCTCTACCCTATTTCGTAAATCAAAAGATTTATTAGGTAAAAACCCTTGTCCGTAAGTGACGTTCATCTCAATTTGCATATTATTCTAGCAATAAGTTGTTGTTTGATGCTGCTTGCGTTGTTACCCAGCTTGTGCCATCTGACACAATGGTCGCCCAATTACCTGCTACGTTATCTAATATGGCTGTACCCGCAGCTCCACCCGCCCTTGATACAACATTACTAGACGCTGACACTAATGATTGATTCTGATAGTTAATAAAATATAACACCCGCCCTGTGTTAGCCGATGGCGACGGTAGCGTAACCGTGCAAGTAGAGCCTGTCTTATTGTTTATTAACCATGTATCTGTAGATGCTACACTAAAATTAGCCGTTTTGGTAACTGGCGCATTGGTTGTTACCGTGCCACTTGTGCTTAACGTGCCAGTTGCAAAGGTTAACCCTGTGCCTACGGTAACATTATTAAACCCACCAGCGCCATTGCCGTACAGAATAGACGTGCCACTTGTAGCTGGTGCGTAATCTGTACCGCTTACGGCTGCGCTAATTGCTGTACCGTTGCCTTTAAGAATACCTGTAATGGTTGTACGTAACGTAATAGCAGGTGTTGTAGTGCTATTAGCTACCGTGCCAGCAAAGCCATTGGCAGACACTACAGACACGCTAGTAACCGTACCGCCTGTACCAGTAATAGTTATACTACCTGCGCCGTTGGTAATGGTTATACCTGACCCCGCAGTTAAAGTTTTTAAGTCATACTTTTGGCCTGCGGTATTGCCAATTAACAACTGCCCATTTAAAGGGTAACTACTTAGTCCTGTACCGCCATTTGGTATTTGAATAATGCCTAAATCAGCGCCTACAATCGTATAAATGTTGTTAAAAAACCTAAACCATTCCCGCGACATTAAACCTGTACGTGGATCTATTAACTCAACTCTAGGCGCAGGAATCTGCGTGATGTTAACTGGATCAGGCATTAGTTGGTGACAGCAATAGTTCAGCGTTGGTAATGGCTATCTTTACTGGATCGGTGCCTGACACTTCATAGACACGATCACGCAACTTCTGTGTCATGCCTAGCCGACGCCAAAAGGTACGAAAACCATATTGACCAAGTTTGCCCATTGATGACCAATGCTCATTTGACCATGTGTGACCAGCATCGTCTGACCAACGCAACATAGCCTGCGGGTTATAACCAGGTGCAGCAGGGTAAGCAATAGTCGCTAAAATATAACCGTTATAGTCGGGGCTTGCGTTAGTGCCTAAAAGTTCAAACCCATCATTCGATTCCGTAGTTAAGTCTAGCCCAGCTTGTGTAATTAAATTAGTTTGTACGTATTCAGCAATAATTTGCTTGCCATCTTCTGTGGCTATATCTTCAGCCTCATACGCTGGATATTGTTCTAATCCAACGCCTGTTTCAGCATTAAGTTGCAAAGTATGTTGTGCTGTACGTTTAAAGTTATTTTGCCCTGGCATTAATGCACGCCACGAACGTAACCACTTTTGAGGTTGTCCATTATCAGCGTAAGTATCTAGGTCAAGTTCATAAATATTGCTGTTTTGGTAATCGCCAACAATAATCGTACCACCAAAATTGCATTGGTTATTGCTACGGTGCCTTGTAAAATTACCATCAATAAAACCTGCACGCTCATGCCATGCTTGCGTAGATACGTCATAAACCCATGTAGCGTTGCCTGTTGGAAAACTAAGCACATAGAACGCATGACCGTCTTGCTGATAGGTATAAGCTACTGCATCAGATATGTTGCCGTACTGTTGTATTTGCCACTCAATTGCATGAGTAGAAACCCGAACGCCTGTGTAGCCGTTAGCACGGTAAACGATACCTTGACCACGGGCGTCTGTGCCTAGCCAAAATAAACCATTGTCTAACTTAGCAACTGAAAATGCTGCAACGCAACCAATCTCATTAAAAGCACCTTGAATACGCGTCAGAGGAAAGTCGGTAGCGCCTGAGTCATACCAAACTTCTACAGAATCAGTACCAAATACCCATAGTTCACGGTGGTCGGATATGAGCGCAACCACGCCGTCAGGTGAACCTTCAGCGCTAGCAAAATCTAACGGGTCAACCGATGTGCCGTCTAATAACTGAGAAACCCATATCTTTTGGCTATTTGGTTGGTTAAAGACAAAATAACCATCTAAGTACGATACGGTTACAGCGCCAGGGAAATCAGGATCTATAATCTTAGCAAATACGTTTGTTGATTCGTTATATATAAAACCATCAGGATTACACGCTAAGAATATCTGCGTACCATTATCGGCAATAGATACAGGGCCTATACCTGATACGGTGCCTAAAAGTATAGGCGTGTTTGTTGTGCTTGTTAGTTTATAAAATTCTTGCCCAGACACTACATAGAAATCTGAGCCATTTGTTTGATGCGCCCACAATGCTCGGATAGGGCCAGCGCCGACAGTCTGTAAAAACTTTAGCCCAGGAGCGCGCTGTAAAAATCCTGTTTCTTCCCCTTCAGTTACAACTTCAGGAAAAAGGTTAACCATACGGGCATTTGCCGCATTAATGCTACGTGCAACATACGATTGACCTAAAATCGGGGTTTTCATTGTTTATGCAGCTACACCCTTAATTACTGCAAAGTTGAATACAGGCGTTTCTGTAGTCGTGCCACCTGTAGTTCTAAAGGTAATGTTAAAACTACCCGCAGCAACAGCAGTAACCATTAAATCATACAGATCAGTACCTGATTTCTGATTTAAAATAATTACATCAGTCGCAACAACGGTACTATTTGTTACAGTAAAAGTGGCTGCGGTAGCAGAACCCGCTGCGCTAAACAACGTAATTGCACCAGTTGTTTTGTTTAATGTTACGCCTGTAGTTCGGCTAGTTATTTGCGTGACCGTACCACCAGCACCAGTTGCGTATCCTACGCCTGTTGTGCCAGATGAAGTAATTGCGCCAGTTGTAGCCAAACTTGTACCTGTAGCTACACCTAATGTTGGGGTTACAAGCGCAGGGCTAGTAAACAAATTAGTTATAGACAGTTGTTTTGTTGTACTGCTAGATGCTTGCACAATCGGCAATACATCAGCGCCAGCTTGAGTTGTTGCAACGGGTAAAGCTGAAATAGCAATCGTAGCCATGATTTATCCTTAATAATTTCCTGCAAATATATTGTAACGCTGGCGTGTGCCAACAATACTGTAAGGTAATGACATAATGTCATCTGGATTGTTAATACGTTTTAAGTTACGTTTAGATGTCATAGCAATACGTGACACTTGTGGGCTTGGTTCAACGCCAAACTCGGCCGCAAACTCACACGCCAAGTTATATTTAAAGGCTCTTAAATAGCCTGGCGGGAACAATATGTCAGTCGCAAGCGTAGCGGGTTGTGTTAATTCATCAACCGAAATAAAATGCCATTCCAACACTTTAGTAGGTTTAGGATAAACATACATCTCAATATCAGGGTACGACATATTAATCCATATCACTTGCGGATAGGTACTAGTAACTGTTTTAACAGCGATACCATCATATTGCTGTTGATTAATAATCTTAATACCAAAAGATATATTGTTGGCAGGATCACGAAAATACGTGGCATCGTCTATTAAAACAGGGCGGTTACCTACAAAATCACCTGAAGGCCCTAGCGTTCTACTTAATACATTAGGTGGCCAACTAAATACTTGGTCTTGCGTAGAAAATATTGATAGACGCTCAGTATTCCACGAATCAATCATTTGATTTAATGCAGTTAAAGCATCTTGCGATGTGGCGGCGGATGGCGTTTCACCTTCAGCCAATACCCCTAATAGACGTAGCGCCCCATTAATTTGATCGTTGGCGGTATAAATTGCCATAACTCACCCTTTACTCGATAGTTTTACGACGTCTTTTTACTTCCAACGTATTGACAGGAGCCGCAATCACTTCTTCTTCAGATGGCGTA